CTAGAGCGTTAGACTGGCAGTCTAAAGGTGGCGAGTTCGAGTCTCGCATGCTCCACTATTATAAACCTCTCTGTTTCAGAGGGGTTTGTGTTTTCTTAAGCTTCTCCAGCTTTCGTTTTTGGATAAAAAAAGACAGTTTGTGCCACTTTTGGCAAAAAGAACTTGTCTAAAACGAATCCAGAACAATTATGACAACTCTTAAAGCCGCCGTTGTTCCGGCCAAGGTGCTGAAAAACGGCAAACACAGAATTCGTATCGCAATTGGTCATAAACAGGAAACAAGATACATCGTTACCCGATTTGAAATAGATAATACTGCTAATTTTAAAGGAGGGCAGGTGGTAGGTGTTCCTGATGCCGCACATGTCAATGCTAAATTACGTGGAATACTTAATTCATATCAGGATGCCCTGGATAAGATAAATACATCATCCTATACTTGTATCCAACTTGTCGAATACTTGTCCTCGGTAAAGCAGGGAGCCATCTCTTATAGTGTCGCTTCGGCTGACTATATGCAGAATTTGATTAAAGAGGGGAGAAGGACCACTGCCTCCTTATATCAAAGGGCGAGTGATTACTTCATTGAGTTTGTCAAATATGATATAATGCTTGATGGAATTACTCCCCGGACCATAAAGGACTTTGATATTTATCTAAAGAATGTCCGAAGGCTGGCTCCTGTTACTTGTGGTATGCACATGGCACATTTGAAGGCAATAATCAATCAAGCAATAAGGGATAAGAAGGTATCATATGACACGCATCCTTTTGAATATTATGAAAGACCAGCAGGAATGCCCAAAGAGCGTGATATCTCGGTAGCTGACGTAAAGAAGATAAGGGATGCGGAGATAAAAAAGAAGTCTCAGCGTGTTACCAGGGATGTGTTCATGCTTTCGTATTATCTAGGAGGTATCAATCTGATGGACTTGATGCAATACAATTTCAAAGATGCGAAAATTATGGAATATGTACGTGAAAAATCCAAAAACACAAAGAAAGGTGATATGAAGATCAGCTTCACTATTCCTGAGGAAGCAAAACCGATTATCAAAAGATGGATGGGGCGTAATGGAAAGCTTGATTTTGGTTATAAATACTCTTATCCTAATTTTCGTAACTATGTAACAAAAGAAATTATAAGGTTAGGGGAGAGGCTGGAGGTAGAATCGCATGTCGTATATTATTCAGCCCGGAAATCCTTTGTCCAACATGGTTTTGAACTGGGCATACCATTGGAAACGTTGGAGTATTGTATAGGCCAAAGCATGAAATCCAATAGACCGATCTTTAATTATGTCAGAATTATGAGAAAACATGCTGATGAAGCCATAAGAAAGATTTTAGATAATCTAAAGTGAGGATTCAAGAACTAGAGCGATTGCTTCGGCAGTCACTTCCTCTTTTTCTTTGTCTATCTCTGAGTTTAGCCGTTCTATCAAGTCCATATTTCTTGTGACAATCGTTTTTGTGCCTTCAGAGGAAGAAATTGTAAGTTCATAGTGTCCATAGCCTATAAACTTTTTAGATAGTTGATGAGCAGTTGGGGCTAATTTTGACATATGCAATTGCGTTAGTCTGCGGAAAAAGAAAACGGTTCCGCTTTCCCGTTGCGTTACATTCTGTAATCGAAACAGTGGGTACATTAATACTCCACACGGGGGTCGGAACTGTATTATGAAGAAGCTGCAGGCAATAAAAATCGTCTGTAGCTCAATACGAGACAACGCCTCGGTTACTTCAAAATGTAACGCAATGCAAAGATGGTATTTTATATGACTTTACAAAAAACAAAACGGGAAAATTCAAGTAAAGCATAAGGGTGAGAGATTATATAATGATGATGAAAAGATAGGAGAAAGGCAGCTTATTCGGCTGCCTTCATTCATAAATTATTCGACAGATACTTTGTGCTTTAATCAAATGAAACAAACATAAGAGTAAAGAGACCAATTAAAACCATAATAAATACAATCACAATATAAAAGACTTTTTTCATAAACAAACGATTTGGTTTAACATATGTTTATTTAAATATTTAACAATTCTCTTTTGTCTTAACAAAACCTCAATCTCACATAAAGACTGAGGTTCAGTGTATGCTCCTTGCTAAATTGACACACAATATTAGAGCATTTTGCAAAATCCGATATAAAATAATGCCCTAAAAAATAATTAAAAAGAACATATACATATATTCGGATTCTTTATTATAAGACAGGCATGTCCCAAAATCTCCCTATAGGTTTTATTGAAAAATAATAGATAAGCTGCATAATTATTGAAATTTGGTTGGATACAATTGGGCAATAGTTAGGTAAGGGAATGTATGCTTTGGTTGTAAAAAGTGAAATAAAAAATCCCCGGAAGAACCGGGGATAAACTTTTGTTATGAGATTTGGCTTCTACTCCAAAATCACAGAACAAAGATACGCAAAATTCTATTCTTTATCAGTTGATTGTATAATCCAATTGGAAAATTGTATTAAAAAAAAATAATCCCGGCTCGTGATGAATCGGGGCAAACCTTATATAACAAGGTTGGACTTCTACGATGGCAAAGATCGTGAAAATAAAACATACGGCACGTTATTGGATGGTATAATGTGCCGTTTCATTTATTAAGCCGATTTCTTTTTAGATTCCAAAAGTTTAGGAAGGTAATCTAAGGCAAGTGGATCTCTTTCTTTGAAATACTTTTCTGCGTTTTCATAAAGCCAACGCTCATTGACATATCTTATAAACATCGGAAGTGCATCTATAGGATACATAAGCGCATCAACAACCCTTCCGTCAGGGAAATGGTGTTTGTATGTTTTGTGCTGGTTCCACAGTTCGGAGTTATTCTCTCTCATGAAGCGAGCGAACAATTTACCAACAGAACCGTCAGGCATCATAGTTTTACCATGTGCCCCTTTATCTGGTATAGCATAGCCGACTTTTTCAAGTTCTGCATAAAGCCTCACATATAATTCTGAAATAACAAAGAAATAGTTAGATGGAATCATGTGGATATTGTCTTTGTACCTTTTGATAAATTCAGGAAGAGTGCCTCTATCAGTTATACCGTAATAACCTTTTTCCCTGATAGAAGGGACAACTTCATCGAATAGCCATGACTCAAATTTTTCTGCATTTGGCAATTGAGAACGGGATATAAGCCGATATACATTACCCTCATTGATGTATTTCATTTTTTGAATGCCACTAGTTGTAGGGGGCGCGAATCACGACTCCCATTGATTTACAATATCTTATAATTGCATCTCTGGGATTTACATAACCTAATACTCTTGCAACATCAGTGGCACAAAACCACAATTTACCATCTTCTTCGATGGTTCTAATCTGATTAAAGGCATTTTCTTCATCAGATTGATAATTAAATAACAATAAATTTATGTTGTAAACTTTTTAAAAATAAAATACTTATTATCCCATCCAAATGGGTATGGCAAATATACATTTTGTTGTCTACAAAAACAAGAAAATGCAATAATAAAAAAGGACAATAACCTTCACAGGCAATCGTCCTCATAGGGATAATATTTATTTTTAAAAGTTTCAGACAATATTGATATGTATGGAAATATTATCTTTCCAGTTGCACACTGCAAAGTGTAATATTTTATTTTGAATAAATGTATGTTTACAGGCAAAAATAAAAGTGATTTTGCAAAAAATAGATGCAACCAAGTTTCTTAATAAAACGCCCCGATTCATCACGAGCCGGGGAAATTCAAATTTATAAATTTAAAGTCTTATGATGAAGATTGTCTGTTGCGCCAAAAATATTGGCGCAACAACATGACAACAAGCAAAACAGTTACACAAATACAAGCAAAGCCTATTTGCTTAAGTAATGTGGATTCTTTTTTCTTCTTTACCTCTTCAGTCTTAGTTTTTTCATGTTTGATGGAAGTGGCTTCCTTATCAGCTTTGACATTTGTAGTATCGGCTACCACCGTCTGTTTATCCTCCTTCTTGTTGAAATTACCTTCTACATGACCGTCAGCCAGTAACGGAGGTTTCCCGGTAAGACTGTCGGGCGGCTTTCTTGTATCATAAATCCGAAATTAATCACGTAGCTGCCATTAGTGGTAATGAGTTCGCTCAAAGAGGTGGTTGATTCGTGTACGATGTTGACAGTTTCACTGGCGCTATCCTTGCTGATTACTTCTGTGTCGGATTTGATAGCCTTATGCGAGCTACCGCATGACAACAGAAGAAACAGGCACATAAAGAGAGCCAGTAATATGTGCCGGCTTACCCAGTTCATAACCTTAGCCAACATAAGAGATATCATTTATACGGTGGTTCATCCAGCCCCGTTTGAACTTGTTATTTGCAGGGCGTTCCCGGCATATATCCTCGATGAAATCAAACCCTGCAATCTTGATCTGATCAAACAGTTCACGTGGATTACGGGAATTTACTGCAGCGAGTGTCTTAGGCCCGACAATGCCATCAGGAATCACGCCAACCAAATCATGCGGTATTTTGATACCGTGCATTTCGCTTGCCCAGATCCAATCGACAAGGATATCAGCTATGGATTGGGATTTAATTTCGTCAGCTTTCCACCTGTCCCAATACATGGTTTTCAAAATCTCCGTTTATTCCTCTTTCGTGATGTTTTTCAATCTTTCAACCGTAGGCTTGGGATAGCCTTTCTTTCGGCAATACGCTTCATAAGTTCCAATGGTCACACCCATATTGGTAGTCACTCCTAAATCGTCCGAGTCATTTACAAAACCGCCTTCCCACTTCAGGATAAACGGTGCAAGTTTATTCACATCAGCCATTTTTCTTTTCCTCCTTATCTTTAATTAATGTAGTCCTGCGTGGTGGAATACGGCGACCGCATTCGCTATCGGGCCTGTCACAACGGTTATGCTCGGCATCTTTCAATTGCAGTTCCAGCTCGTGGCACTTATGAATCCATGCCAGCTTATCAGACTGTTCATTACGAAGCTTAACGTATAACGCATCAATCTTGGCGTCACGCTGGGCGATGCGTTCTTCCAGCCAGTCAACCTGCTTACGCTTGTTCTCATCCTCCATCGAATCGGCGGACGCATCCTCCTTCCGTGCGTTCGTCTTGTGGTTCACCCAGAACGTGACACCCCAGCGGACAGCCTTCAATCCCCCGAAACCTCCGATTATAGCCAACCAGTCGTTTAATTCCATTTCGTCTATTGTTTATCTGATTATAATACAACTTCAAAGATATGTCTATTTACTTGCGTCATTGTTGCAGAATTACTTAAATCCATTGCCACGATATGACAATAAAAAAAGAGCCTGATGACAATATTTATTGCCATCAAGCTCCTGGTTACTCTGCAAAGATAGTGAAAACTATTCCATATTCAATCCATATTGAAAAAAATAATCAGGAGCAATATTCTGATCATCCGAAAAACTTAAAGAATCACAATGTTAATAGAAAACAAATAGGATTCATGAAATCTACCGGTTATCTATAAAATCAGATGTTCTCAAACTTTTATCGGGAAATATCTTTACTTTTCTCCTTTTCCTTTGAGCGTTTTTCAAGTCACGTACTATGGTGCTGGAAAGTATCTCTGAATAAATCTGTGTGGTCTTTACGGAAGTATGTCCGAGCAGCTTCTGGACTGTTGTAATCGCAACTCCCTGATGGATCAGCAGGGTGGCACAGGTATGACGGCTCACATGAAAAGTGATAGGCTATGCAAAGAAACACAGAGAGGTAAAGATTAAACGTAAGTCGTTTGAAATGAACGGTATTTCAGCATTCTGCCAAGTAGAGAAAATGCAAATAATAACGGAATATTGAGGTTGTTCAGTTACCAAACCGTTAGCCGGGCAGTTACCGAAACGGGAATAGGTAACGGCAGGCAATGAAAAGAAACCCTCACCGTTTTGTTTGCGCTCATACACAGCATTTTGCATGTCAAGAAACGCTTATACGGCAAGTAATTTTGCACTAAAAAATATAAGCGTATGAAAGTAGAAAAATTCAAGGTGTTGCTCTACCTCAAAAAGAGCGGACTGGACAAATCGGGTAAAGCCCCGATAATGGGAAGAATCACCGTGAACCGCACGATGGCACAGTTCGGATGCAAGCTGTCCTGCACGCCTGAATTGTGGAATCCACGTGAAAGCCGTCTGAACGGCAAGAGCAAGGATGCTGTGGAAACCAATACCAGGATTGAAAAACTGCTGTTGGCGGTAAACGCCGCATTCGACAGCCTTGTGTCCCGTAAGGCTGGTTTTGACGCCATCGATGTGAAAGACCTTTTTCAAGGTAGCATGGAAACGCAGATGACCCTCATGAAAATGACAGATGCAATCTGTGACGACATTAAGGCACGTATCGGCATAGACCGTGCAAAAGGGACTTATCCCGGTTATCACTATATGCGGCTGACACTCGGGGAGTTCATCGAAACCAAGTACAAGGTCAAGGATCTGGCTTTCGGACAATTGACGGAACAGTTCATCCACGACTATCAGACATTCGTCACGGAAGAGAAAGGCTATGCGATAGATACCGTCCGCCACCACCTTGCCATCCTGAAGAAGATCTGCCGCCTTGCCTACAAGAAAGGGTATTCCGAGAAATGCCATTTTCAACATTTCGCCCTGCCCCGGCAATCAGAAAGGACACCACGTGCATTGAGCCGCGAATCGTTCGAAAGAATCCGTGACGTGGAAATACCGCCATACAGGAAGACGCACATACTGGCACGCGACCTTTTTCTGTTTGCCTGCTATACGGGTGTGTCATACGCTGATGTGGTTTCCATTACGGACGAGAACCTGTACACGGACGAAAGCGGAGCATTATGGCTGAAATACCGCCGAAAGAAAAATGAACATCGGGCGAGCGTGAAACTGCTTCCCGAAGCGTTGGCACTACTTGAGAGATACAAGGACGAAACACGGGAAACGCTTTTCCCGATAATCCACCACCCGAACATGAAACGGCACATGAAAGCGTTAGCGGCACTGGCAGGCATCAAGGATAACTTGTGTTATCATCAGGCCCGCCATAGTTTTGCTTCGCTGATAACACTCGAAGCGGGTGTGCCGATAGAAACCATCAGCCGAATGTTGGGACATTCCGATATTTCCACCACTCAGGTCTATGCCCGTGTCAGCCCGAAGAAACTTTTCGAGGACATGGACAAGTTCATTAAAGCGACCGAAGATTTCAAACTCACTCTTTAACACTTAAAGAATAATATGCGAAGCACATTTTCATTGTTACCCTATATCAACCGCAGCAAGACAAAGGCTGACGGAACGACTGCCGTACTCTGCCGTATAACCATTGACGGAAAACAGACCGTCATCAGTACGGGAATTTATTGCCGACCGGAAGACTGGAACGGCAGGAAGAACGAGATAAAGTCCGCAAGGGAGAACAGCCGTTTACGGGAATACCTGCGGATAACAGAGGAAGCCTACAATGAGATATTGAAATCGCAAGGCGTGGTCAGTGCGGAGATACTGAAGAACCATATCGCCATGAACAATATTCATCCGGTTACCCTTCTGCAAATGGGGGAATGGGAAAGGGAGCGGTTAAGGAAACATTCAGTAGAAATAGATTCCATATCTTCCTACCGCCACTCCATGTACTATCAGAAGTACCTGACGGATTATCTCGCTTCTTTCGGGAAGAAAGACATCGCCTTTGAGGAAGTGACGGAAGATTTCGGCAAATCTTACAAGGCATATCTTAAGAAATGCAAGAATTTCGGGGCTTCCCAGACCAACAAATGCCTATGCTGGCTGAACCGTCTGCTTTATTTGGCTGTCGATAAAGAGATTATCCGTGTGAATCCCTGCGAGGATCTGGAATACGAACCAAAGCCGGAAGCAAGGCACAAGTACATCAGCCGTGAGGAGTTCAAGAGAATCCTTGCCACCCCGATGTATGATAAGCGTCAGGAGCTTGCAAGACGGGCATTCATCTTTTCCACACTGACGGGATTGGCGTATGTGGATATAAAGCTTCTGCACCCGCATCATATCGGACGCAATGCAGAAGGCAGACGTTACATCCGCATCAACCGCAAGAAAACAAATGTGGAGGCGTTCATCCCCCTGCATCCCATAGCGGAGCGGATATTGTCACTGTACAATACGACCGATGACGAACGGCCCGTATTTCCTCTTCCGAGCCGTGATGCCCTTTGGTTTGATATCCACGAGATGGGTGTTATCATAGGCAAAGAGGAAAATTTGAGCTATCATCAAAGTCGGCACAGCTTCGGAACATTCCTGATTTCGGCGGATATACCTATCGAAAGTATTGCCAAGATGATGGGGCATTCCAATATCCGGACGACACAGGGTTACGCACGGATAACCGATGATAAAATCTCAAAGGACATGGACAAGCTGATGGAACGCAGGAAACTACAATCTATCGGCGAAAAGACAGACAACAATAAGTAAACAGTACCAATTCAGTACATTATGGACAGAGGAATAATAACAATCAGTGAAACGGGTGTAGTCATTATGCCGACAGCACCCGTGTGGATGACACAATTTGAGATAGCCGACCTGTTCGGTGTGTTCTCATGCGATGTCCGCAAGGCGATTCATACCATTTACAAGAACAAGGAACTGAACGAATTTGACACGATGAAGTATCTCAAGCAACCGGATGGAATCAGTTATGACGTTTACAGCCTTGAAATGATTATAGCCGTTGCGTTCAGGATATGCAGTAAAGAGGGTGTCTTGTTCAGACGGTTTATAATAAATGAAATTAGCACCATTAAGAAAGCTACACCGATTACACTATTTGTTGCCAGCGTCAGAGGTAATAACCGATGGTATAGTTGAGGTTCATTCCGTCAGCCACTCGTTCCCGATGCACGGATGCAAAGGTAGCGTATGGCTTAATGGCAGCGGCAAGGTCGGGCGGCAAGCCGTTTCGGGCAGAATCTTCCTCAAACGAGTTTGAGCGTATTCAACCCGAAAACCTTGCCACTGTCTGCCACTCGCTTGAAAAGCATCCGGCAACAGAAACAAGCGACTGACGGGAAATCAGAAGAAAGAAGAGAGGAACGACTTACAGACGAAGCGGAATTTTGATGCTCCGTCCGTAAGCCGCTCCTTCTATGTTGTATTCCAAAATTCTCGTTGAGATTTAGAAAAGATTAACGTTAAAAATCAATTGCTTATGTTTCTGTGCCAATTGTGTAGGCACAAAAGAGTCATGATCGAGGCCTCTGCCCCAATCAAATAACCGGCAATCGGTTAGAGCCCGAAATGCCTTGTAGTTAAAAAAGTCCTATCAGGCAAACTTCTATCAGTCACGCCCCATCGGGCTGACAGCTTACTTATTCAGCATAATAGGAAAGACGCCACAACCTTTCTTTTAGATGCAGCCAAGGCTCATCAAGGAGGCGAGAGTAGCCGTCTTACTGTATTTGCCTATAAGACTTTTGTGTGTCGCATTATCTAACGGCATTCATATCTGCGGTTTGATTTCAGTACGGAAAATATTATGTTGGAGAGCTTGCGGGCTATCCGGATTATGGCTTCCTGCGACTTCATTCCGCGGGTGCACAATGCGCCGAACTTTGCGGAGAGTTCCGCGTCGTGCCGTATGGCTATCCATGAGGCCTCGACTATTTTTGGACCGAGGAATTTGTTTCCCCGGAAAGTCTTCTCACCGACGTATTCCTTGTCGCCGCTTGACGACATCATCGGCACGAGTCCGAGGAACGATGCGAACTGGCGCTGGTTACTGAAGCGACCGATGTCGTCAATCTCGGTAAGCAGGCTCATGGCAATTGTCGAACCAATGCCTGGAACCGACATCAGGATGCCGTATTTCTCGGCATACCTGTCGCTGCGCGCCAGCGAGCGCAATCTGCGGTTCACATCAAGGAGGCGTTCCCTGTAATGGAGTACCTCGGCAATGAGCAGGTCAAGCGAGACCCGTGTGTCGGAGAGCAACCGCACGTCATTCTGCAACCACGTTATGAAACTTCTTGTCCAGTGGCGGTTGCTTCGGAAATATTCTTCGGGGTACTCCACGCCGTTGTTGTACAGCAGATGCTTGATTCTGGATCTTATGCCGCCGGAAAGCTTCACAATAGTGGCGCGGTGGCGTACCAGCGCACGGTCATCGAGGCTGTCCTTCGAGTGAATGTACACACTGCCGAGCTCGCCGCGCATAAGGGCTTTGGCCAGCTTTTTTGAATCCACCGGGTCTGACTTCGAGACCTTTTCCTTCTGGGTGGTCGGAACGTCAGCCGCATGTACCACGGTGCATTTTATACCAAGCTCAGTCAGGGCATAATAGGTCGAGAAGCCCGAAAACCCCGTCTCGTAGGCTGCATGGTAGCTACCGTTAGGATAATGCTTGTTCAAATGTTCAAAGAGCTCTTTGGCCGAAGCCTTTTGAGTATGAGTGCGCATGAACCCAGAGGGGGTGAGCACCGTGACACTCCATGTTTTCAGATGGACGTCGATACCAATAGAGATATTTTGTCCGCTGAAATCTTTTTTGTTACTTTGTACCATAGACGTATCGGTTTTGCTGTTAATGTATTTTGCTTTTACAAATTTACATGCAATTGCCCTTACGTCTATCTTTTCTCCTCACTCCTCTCGGGGGAAGCCTTAGCGGCAAGGGGGCAGACAGCCCCCGTTGAGCGCCCCGTCAGCTAATCTGATGCAAACATAGTGACTTTCTCTTTTTGCCGAAAGTCCATTGCTGACGCAATCACAGGGCAGACGGCAAACTGCGCTCCTTCAAGAAAATCAGGTTGCCGTCTGTAGGTAAGCAGAGCGGTAGCCGTCAGCAAGCATCCTTTCGATGTCGGATTCACGGTAGAGGATTTTGCCACCCAACTGGATATAGGCGATACGCCCCTCGTTGCGATAATCCTGAAGTGTTCGGCGGCTCACCTTCAACCGTGCCGACACCTCCTTGTCAGTAAAGAAACGCTTACCGTTCAGTGTCGGGCGGTAATTGGCGGTCAGATGCTCGAAGCTGTCCAAAAGACGGTCGAGGCTGCCCATGAAGTGGATTATCCACTCGCTGTCCTTGTTAATCAGTTCATTCATGTTACTTTGGATTTAGTGTAATTACTTTGTTTACTATATGCGGGTGATTAAATCGTCCTGCCCTTGAACTTTGCTTCTTTGCGTCTGTCCTCCACAACGGAGACAATGCGCTCTACATCTTCGGGACGATAGTAAGTCTTGTGATTGATTTGGCTGTATGCCAAAGTTCCATTGTCCCGAAGCGTCTGCAATGTGCGTGGGCTGATGTTGAGCATCCGGCAAACGTCCTGATTGTCCATCCACTCGCCCATTGTCTTCTCTCCGTGCCGCCGGCAGATGGCATCCATGCGACTGACGAAACGGTCGAACTTGGCGACCATCGCCTCAAAGGTCTTTCTTTCAATTGATACGATTTCCATATACATACTTTTTATTGTTACTGTTTCTTTTGCCGCAAAGGAATACATAATCTGTTATCCGGCAATGGATTTCCCGGAAGTGGAAGCATGTGGCACAGGTTGGTAGAGGTTGGCACAGATTGGGGCTATATTCTTAATTCCGGAAATCAGCAATGTGGCAAGAGAAAAAACAAGGGCTTAATTCAAACCTGACTGTAATCGCACCTTTGTTCTTCCGGCTATTCACGTCCAGCAAATCTGTGAAGTCCTCACCAATATCTCTATCACCATAAAGCAAAGTCTCACAATATTGCCTAACCGAATCCAAGTTGTTGACTGACTGTACTAAAACGTCTTACTTTGCTTGCAACAATCGGTCGAGGTACTGATCAAGATCACAGTAATAACTTAATCAACCTGTTTTATGACAATGAAAAGAGAACCAAGTATCAGTGAGCAGCAGGCTCGTGAAATCGTGGAAAGAATGGGACGCAGAGAATCCCGCAGTGAGAAGTCTATGGACGATTTCTACCGGAACATCGGTCTGGATCCGGAACGGCTATCACAACCCGGCAGGACCGTCACGAAAAAAGCGGAAACAACTACGGTGGATGAACCGTCAGGCGAAACACCTGAAGATATGGCAGTGCCGCAGAAGCGTGTCAGCAGCAAGCAACGCAGGCTGTCGCTGGACGAGTACCGTACCGCTTACCTGCGAGTACCCAAGATAACCGACCGCAAGCCTGTGTTCGTCTGCGGTGAGGTGCGTGACCGACTGGATGGGATTGTCCGCCGTCTCGGCGGGCGTGGCATGAGTGCGTCGGGACTT